TTTAATTATCTTGTATGGGATTTTCCAAGAGTGGTTCGTTATTGGATCTACGAAATAGTGATTGTATTACTATTCAGTCGTTTGCTCGTATAAACGGTAATTATACAAGACGGGAGAAACAAATGAAAGAAGCTACTAATGTTAATACAGGTGATGTTATTCAGGTTCAAACTGCATCATATGAGGTTCTACAGGTAATTCCTGATGCAGTTTATATGTTTGAAGAATATGGAATAACAGCTGCACTTGTACAAAGAAAAAACATTTCTTGCATGGGTGCAGCATATCGCTTTTATCAGGTGGATGGAAGGCTTTATGAGCTTGTGATTCTACCTAAAAGTAATACAAGGAATAGAAAGAGAATAAAGGAAATATCTTTATTCTGAGGATAGAAAATGAAACACAGTTTTGATGCAGAAATTGCGAATGAATATGGAGTTGAAATAGCTATCATGTTCGATATGTTTTGTTTTTGGATCAGCAAGAACGAAGCAAATAATTACAACTTCCAGGACGGGAAATATTGGACGTTCAATACATATGAAGGATTGCATAAAATGTTCCCGTATTGGAATGTTCAAAAGATAAAAAGAATCTTAAATAAAATGGTTGAACTGGACTTGTTAGTTAAGGGAAACTATAACGAAAATCCATGGAATCATACAACTTGGTATGCGTTTGGAGAAGTAGGAGAAAAGTTAAAAAATGCTTTATCTATCGATTGGTCAAAAGTGACTAATCGAACGGTCGAAAATGGCAATTGTAGAATAGTCAAAAATGACCAATGTACAATGGTCAAAAATGACCAATCTAAGACAGTTATATACACAGTTAGTAACACAGTTAATAAAAGAAATATAAAAGAAAGTTCCGACGACACTGATTTATCAGCATCAGAAACAATCCCTTATGTTGAAATTATTGACTATTTGAATTCTAAATGTTCAAAGAATTACAAACACAGTAATCGCATTGCTAGAGAGAAAATTCATGCTAGATGGAATGAAGGATTCAGGTTAGAAGACTTTAAGCTTGTGATTGATGTTAAAGCTTATGATTGGTTAAACGATACAAAAATGAACAAGTATCTAAGGCCTGACACGTTGTTTGGATCTAAGTTTGAAATTTATCTGAACAGTGTAGCACCTAAACAAAAAACAAATAATTTTGTGATCACGAAAGGAATGAAGATGTAATGCAGTCAGTTAGTGAAATAATCCAAAAACAAAATGATGCGAACAATGAGAAATATCTTAAAAGCAAACATTGCCAAAGCAATTGTGATAAATGCATGGCAGCAGGCGCTTGTGGTATTTGGGAAAAGCCAGCGTATTATGACGGGAAATACTTGGTAGCTCCAACAAAGGTATTTTGCTCAAAAAGAAATGACTGTGAGAAACTGTCAAGCTATCGCAGTGAATGGATTGAGAAAAACAAAAAGAACAGTGGGCTAGGTGATTTGTTGAATAAACGAATCAATAGCTTCAATGCATCAGATCCTTGGCAGGAAGCAATCAAAAAAATGGCAGTGAATTATATTCATGATTGTAAAAACAATTTTGCAGAACATACACCTTGCAATTGGTTGATGTTTTTAGGACAGAGCGGATGTGGGAAAACACATCTATGTTCAGGAATCAGTAATTGGTTGTTAGAACAAAATAAACGTGTTCTGTACGTCAGATACATTGAGTTGAGCAATTCTATTAGCAACTTTGATTATTCGCTTCTAGAACGTGCTAAACACGCTCAAATCTTGTATCTAGATGATTTGTTCAAATCTAGTGCAAATCGATTGGATGATAAAGCAATCTTTGATTTGATTGATTATCGCTATAACAACAATATGCAAACAATCATATCCTGCGAAAGAACAAGCCAGGAAATGATTGATATCAATGAAGCGGTAGTTGGACGAATTGTTGAAAAGTGCAATGGTTTCTTCTTTGAAATCGAGAAAGAGCCTGGAAAGAATTACAGGTTGAACTGATGGCACGAAAAATATATGGAATATACAAGGATGATCTTCCTGCTTGTATTGGAACAGAAGATGAATGCGCATTGTTTTTAGAAACAACAATCAATACATTTAGATCCATGTATTCAAAACAAAAAAAAGGAAAAATAAAGCGTTCAAGGAATGGATTTATAATCGTAAAAATATGTGAAGAATTGGAATTGGAGGAAATAGAATGATTGAATCAAAAGTGATTGAAAAATTCATGGAAGAAAATGGTTTAGAACCATATGATGCATTTGATGTGGATGGTGAGTTTAAGCAATGCAACCCACTGTATTTTAATGAAGATTTAGAGGTACGATCAATGGAATTTGATTCTAGAGATCTTGATTTCTTTGGCGGGAAAGAGTGTTTATATAGATTATTAACCGGGAAAGATCATGTAAAGCATAGAAGAACAGAAGATAACAATTCTGAAGTTGTTGCCGAAGAGGAAAATATAAAATTAATATGGGAAAAAATAGATTTGACGGGCAAAAAATAACACGACTTGTATTGACTGATGCCTACAATGAAAGCAGAGCAATCGCAACAATTGAAGAGCACCAGCTTAACGAGAGTGAGCCAAAATTGTTTTATGTATATTTCACATTGTATTTTGGAGAAACAATAAGCATTTTTCATCCGTTTAAAAGCTTTGAAGTAGCAAAGAGAGCAGCATTTCAATTCATTAAAGAAGAAACGGTAAAAAGAATGAAAGAATTAACATATATCACAAATTTCATAGATGAATAAAAGGAGAAACAAATGACAATTAAAGATATCGCATTAATTAAAAAAATGTTAAAAATGCAAGCTAAACTCGATAAAGCAATCATGGATGAGTATGGATTAGATAAGATTGATGAAGATAAGTTGAGTTTCGCAATCCTAGATGAAGTAGGCGAGTTAACACATGAATTAAAAGGAAAATGGTGTTGGTGGAAGAAAACTCAACCGCAAGTTGATGAAGAAAAGGTGTTAGGAGAGTTAGTTGATATTTGGCATTTTGTATTAAGTTGGCAAAACAACTTTAATGATGGTGAAGAAGGATTGTTAGCAGATGAGCAATTAATGGAAAAAGTTGACAACAGTCGGTGGGCAATCGAAGAACATGGAAAAGGCATTGTTATAAAATTAGCGGATTTATCATATTTTTCATTGCGGAAAGTAGAACCATATCCAAATCCACCAACCTCCACCGTTTCCAAAGCCGTCATCTCTTTCAGCTAAGTTGTAAGTTGGTTGAATTCCCATTCCATTTTCCATCATATATGTTCTCCTTTCTTTCTATAATAACGGTTTATCCGTTGTTACCTGATTCCAAACTGTTTTGCCATTTGTTGCAGTTGTTGCTTTTGTTGTGGATTTAAATTACCCATCATCTGATTTAAAATCATTTGTGGATTTTGACCACTGTTCATAAGCATTTGAAATTGTTGAAATGCTTGTGGATTTTTCTGTGACAACATATTCATTAACATTTGCTGGGGATTTCCCATATTCATCATATTCATTGGATTCATATTACCCATAATACTTTTTAAAGGATTCATTTTGTTTGTGCTCCTTTCTTTGGTTGCTCATTAGCTTGTTTTGGTGGTTTGCTTAATGCACATATCAAATCATCTAATTTCTTTTCGATTCCATTTACACGATTTTCTATACTGTTAGAAGCATCTTCCGTGATTTCTTCAAATTTAAATTTTTTAAATGTTCCATCTAAAGATTTCATATAAAAAATAGATTTATTGTTATCAAATAAAATCGTTGGTAAATTTGCATTCGCAAAGTTTCTAGCTTCCTGCTCATCGTTCACCCATTTTCCATTAAAATCAAAATTACCTTGTTGTTGTGGTGTAATCTGATTATTAATGTTGATAGGTGGAATATTTGCATACTGTTGTACTTGCTGAATTTGTTGATCTATCATTTGTCTTTGTTGCATCAAACTGTCAATTCGTGCTTGTGCTGGATTATAATTGTTATACATTTCAACCACCTCTTTATTACGCTTTAATTATATGGTTACGCAACAAATAATTTAATACTCGAATAATACTCATAAAATACCCAAAATAAAATGAGCAACCATTATAGATTGCTCACATATTTATCGAACATTTTTCTTGCTTTGCATACTCTGTTCCTTATGGTTTGTACTTCCACACATAATGCATCTGCAATTTCCGTGCATGACATATCATACACGTATCTCATAATCAAAACCTGTTCATATTTCTTTCTTAATCCAACAGATTTGATAAGTATTAATGCATCATTAGGACGTATCTCTTTTAATCTGTTAGCTTTGTTAATATAAACCACCGCCTTAATTAAATTCGTTGGTTTGAATTAGCTTCGCAAGAACAATTATTCACATGATCATCTTTCCAATAACCACGACAAACAATAGTAGAATAAAGAACAATAATTACAAGAATTAAAATCGTAATAATCGTTCTACTTGTTTTATAGTTTCTATCAATTAATTTTGAGCAAAAACCATAAATGTTGTCTACTTTTTATTCTACATTTTGAAGTTTCTTGTTTGCATCTTTAATATCCATTTTTATTACGTTCCTCCAACGCTTCTACACGATTAAACAAAGTTTTTATTTGTTGTTTTAGTTCTGAAAGCTCCACTTCCATTGAATTACTTCCTTTTTTTATTTCTGAAATTGAATCTTTAATATCACCTAAATCCGATTTAATATGTTCCAATTCATTCTTCAAAAATGCCATATTGGATATTTGCTCTCCATCCATCTTTCGTGTGCCACGATTATACGTAATAAATGCAATTACAAGCATGCATGCAGAAATAATAACACTAAGATATTCTCCACTCATAAAAACATCACCTATTTATTAACGATAGAATTTTTTTGTTCTACACTAATCCATCCAATAGAAGCAAAAATTTCTAAATCATTCTTTGTAAATAAGCCTAATTCATAATACGATTTAATTAATTCATAACTCATACTACTTCACCCCATTCAATTGAGCTTTTAACTGTGCAATTTGTAACATTAATTGTGCATTAATCTTATCTTGCTCAGTTGGTACTGCTTTTGGTTCTTCAATTGTAGGTTTGTCTCCTTCTGCAACCTCAATCACTTTACCTTCTACATATTTGTAGTTATATCTTCCGCTCTCATCAACTAATCCTTTGTCTAGGTATTGACTTTGAGCATGTGCGTATTTATCGCCTTGGCCTTGGTCAATTTCTGTCATAGTTTGAATTTCTTCTTCTGATAAGAAAATATCTGAATTAATAGATGTGATGTATCCGTTTGATAAGGATACGTATACTTTATATTCGTTGTTCATAGCTTCCTCCTAATAGATTTCTGCGTCTAAGACTATCGTTCCACCTACATTGCAATTTCCAACCTTGCTTGTCACGGCTTGAATAAGCAAGGTAAGGTCTTTCACGGTAGTGTTTAATGAAACAATGACTTTTGTTAAACCGGAGTTAGAAGTATTTGCAAAGTCTACTGTAGGTTTAATTCTCATACTAGGAATTGTATCCGAGAATATGTATGTAAAGCTTGCAGAACCGGAATAAAATACATAATAGTAATATCTTTTAAAATAATATCTCTGGCACTTTATTAGCTCATCTGCCGGATTAGGAGCAACGAATGGAGTTGCAACTGAACCTTGTTCTACTTTTGTGTATTTTAAAGTTAGCGTTCCACTTTTAACTCGAATAACTAACCTTTTTATACCTTTGCTAAATGTAAATGTATTTAATCCGTTCTTCAAAGTTCCTATTTCTGTGGTTGAAGAACCATCAGATGGTCCTACAGATACTGTAGCAGTTCCACTTACACCAACGGCATAAACTTGAACGGTGATATCTCCATCGACCGGAGTTTCTAAATTTTGAATTAAAGCCCCATCACTGTAAGTTGTTGGCGTTATAGTTACTGATTCATCTGAGTTAACTGTTAAACTATGCCCATACAAACTCCATCTGTCGACTGAATACACAACTTTTATCGTTTGAGCAACTGCACTTGTGTAGCTAGTTTCGCCTCTCTGATTAATTTTAAAATCCGGATTAATCAATAAATTAGGATTACTGAATTTATTTCCTAAATAGTTTGCTAATTGTGTTAATGTACCTTTTTTCAATCCTGCGCCATTGTGTACAGGCAATAAGCTTGTATCTGTAAAACTAGGCAATGCGTCTAATTCTGTTACTTGTTTTCCTGCCATGTTATTCCTCCTTGATTTTATATTTCCAATCCTTACCAACTTCTCCACTTGCTACTTCATAAGACCAATCGGCTAGGATTGCATTTCCTTTTTCATCCACTAATTCTTGAGCGCTTGTTGCGTTCAAATTGGTGGTAAAGTGGTTATTCATAACCATTTGATTCAAAGCATTATGTGATGTAGTTACAGACTTTATTTTCGAGACAAGCCACTGTATAGAAGCTTTGTCTTTGAATACGAAAGCCATATGCTAACCCCACATTGTATTTAAATCATTTGTAGTAATCGCAGTTAATTCTGAACTCTTAACATACGCCGATAAATCAATGTCTGTATTACCAATCTTTTCATATGTCTTTGTTTCTGCTAACCAAATATATTCATCATAAATATCTTGTGTCCCATGTGAATGTGCAACTAAATAGATAATGCCATTTGAACCCTGTAACGGCAAACTCGTTACCTTTTCATATCTAATAGATGTAATATTTCCAACTGCCGAATTAATCAACGATTGTACTTGTGATTGCGTCTGATATCCTTTTTCTGTAATCGTTGCATTTACTTGCGTAGATGTTTGGAATTCACTGTCATTTGTTAATTGCGATACCTTTGTTGGCACTGTAACATCTACGGCTTTTGAGCTTGGTGTTAATTTCGTTCCATTTACCTTTACCGACTCAATTACATTCGCTTGAGCACCACTTGCAATACCACTTAACTTTTGTTTTTCTGCGCTTGTATAGTCATTTGTTGATAATCCTTTTCCACTTACGGCATCAACTTTCCCACCTAATGCAGTTTTAATTTTACTAATTAAGAGCGTCAACCCACTCTTATCTAAATATTCAATAGCCATTCTTTTTCCTCCTATAGACTATTCCATAGCTCATCTAGTTCGGTTGTTGATACAAATGTTACAGAACCTTCTGCCATAGCTCCAACATCTTCCGGAGTGTATACCGGTCTTGTTTCTGCTTTCGCCCATGTTGGAACTGTTGGGTCTATTTCTTCAACCTCTCCAATGATTTCATTACCGTTTAATTTAGGCTTGTTCTTTAGCTTGTTGTAATCGGATGTACCTCCTCCATATTGTTCCTTGACTTCTAAATTCAAATCATCACTATTTCCATCTACTTCTATATCAATCTGTTCTGAGTCATCCTGAACATCCAACGTAACTTGATTCATTAAAATCATGTAATCACTTCCTTATCAAGGATTCTATGTACTGTAGTTGTAGCTATTGAGCTTGCTATCGCTAATCCATCTTGTGTTATAGCTCTTAATTGTACGTTAACTATCCCTTTCTTGAATTTAAGTGTTTCTTCTTGTGTTAATGTGATTCTAATTTCATCATCTTCAATTTCAATTTGAGACATATCTTTTCTTAAAAGAAATCCATCTTGCTCAAATGTAATGTAAACACTTTTTAATTCACTTAAATCTATATTGTTAACATTTATAACAATTGTCGGTGTTGTTCCTTGTCTCATAATCTCACCTATTCAACTTTATATCGCCAATCTGCTTGCAATATGTTATTTTCTTCATCTATCAGTTCAGAATCTATATCAATTAATAAAGGTGTATAAAAATGGTTATCTAATATCATTTCCATAATATTAGAAATCTGTATTCTTATCGCATTTCCAGCTGTTGAATAAATTGTTCCGTCATATCCTATACGAATATCCGTTATTTCAGTATTGGCATCAGGCAAGTTTCCTGAATCGAATAATTGATCTACTCTAGATTTCAGAACACTTAAATCCTCAAAACGTATGCCATACTTGGAAATCAAATCATTTAATTCTTTAATTCCTGAATCTTTGATATTTGTAATCGTTGTTACACCTGTATCACGTGCTTCTCTTATATCCTCCACTGCTTGATTGCACTTTTCGGACACTAATAAAAGCAGCATTGCAATCTCATCTCGTTCATTTTGATCTAATGAAGCAGATTTTGAATATATACTTTCAGGAGTAACAACTCTTGATAGTGTAGTAGCCCATCTTTTTTGAATAATTCCATCGTCATCGACAATAACCGCACTCACCACAAAATAAAGATCTCCTTTATTTTTTAATGCGTTATTAGGTACAATCCATGAAAATTCACATGTATCATAGTAAGTAACTTTATCTGTAGTTATACTTGACCCGATAATGTTTTTTGAATCTCGATAATTAACTCGTATTAAAGCATCTTCCATTTTAAATATTTCTGAAACTGTATTGATAACCCTAAACCGAATATATTTAGAATCTTTATCGTATTGAACACCAAATACGTTTTCAGGATCAGGAATATAAATCTCACGAGTACGTGCATCAATGACAAGCGTCTCATTATCTACACCTGCATATGTATCTAAGTCAAAGCTTAAAGTTGCATTTAATTTAGCCATTTCTACCCTCCTCTTACTATCAATGTACCAGATAATGGTGTATCATGAATACCATTTGCCATTACTCGAATAGCCCAAGAATAAGTTCCAACTTCTAAATCATCTGTAGGACACCTGATTTTTAAATCATCTTTAATTTCAACACATTTAACCATTTTAGAATTTTTCATAATAACAAATAAACATTGATCTTTTTCTCCAGGTATAAATGTGTTTCCACTTTTGAAATTAAAAGATATTTCAGAAATGATAGTATCACCTTGACGAATAAAGATATGATCTCTTTTTATCTCCATGTATGTTCCTCCCTTCTACTTATATAGAATTGCCTTTTTCCATTCCAATCCATCAAAAACAAATAATCTACATAACTGATAATTACTTCTATTCTGTGTAACTGCTAATGAATAGCCACGTTTCCATCTTGTTCCATCAAACCTCCACACTTCCATATGTGTAAACGTTGTATTGAATTTAACGTTCACCCATGAAGATGTTCTGTCTAATGAATCTGTAACAAGTACTTGAATCGTTCTTTCTGTATTTTTTGGAACAGAATATAGCTTAAATTCTCTAGAATCAACTGCTTTTTGACTTGAGCCATCTTTGTATGTTACTGATTTAACATGTCCATCATCCGATGTATGTACAGTGAATTTCACATCATCTGTATTTCCACTACCTTTGATAATTTCAAAATCTACATAAGTTACATATATAGAAGCGTAGTTTTCCAATGTAGTGGCCTTTAATACCGTTTGTAACAATCTATTTCCGCTACAATCTGCCATATAAGGTTCTACATGAAATTCATATTGTGTTTTCTGAGTAAGACCAGTAAAAGAATAATTTCCATTTAAATTATTACTTACAAATTGTTCATTCTCTTTAGAATATAAACGTAATGTATATAAGTTATATGGATTCGTTTTCAACTTTCCAAAAATTGAAATGTCATTGTTTCCAACACCTGATATCCATGCATCATATGATGGTAAATCAATTAATGGTGTAGTCAATCTTGCTTCCCCCGATAAATTAGGAAAGCCTTGACAACTCGCATTCCATTCAAAATACCGTTGTCTATTGCAGTACATAGGTTCATTAATCTGTCCTAGATAATACCATCCTGAATCCTGGATATAATTTAAATCCCATCTTGAAATAGTTTTAGAAAGTCCTCCAAGAGTAACAACATTGTTTGCTTGGATTTTGAAGTTTCCGGTGTACCTAAACCTTACATCCGCTTTAAATCTTAAATTAGGATACGAACCTTCGTATCTCTCGTTGTAAGATTCAAACGTAAGTATTAAATACGGATTATAGGTTAACTTTGCTAAAACAGTCATACACTACTCCTCGTATTTGATATAGATATCCCCAGCTTTATCACCATCTTGTACAGTAGGATCTGTAGTTCCACTACGTACATTTACAGTAAGCTTTAATCGATCATCAAATTGTTTTTGATATCCTTCCAATGTTTTAATAGTTGTTTGTGCCTTTGCAATCGCATCTAACAGATTTTTAAAATCTTCTGTTGAATCAATACCACTATCTAACGCAAAATTCTTTACAACTTTAATTTTAAATGTGAATGAAGTTACAAATGTATTATCTGAACTCAATACGATTTCAGCACTGACAATACCTGCTTCTGCTAAAATATTTGCAAACGTTTCTGTGTCAGAAAATGTAATTTCATAAGCATTCGAGTTTTCAAATCGTGATACACTAGTCGCATCCACACTTACATTTAATCCACTTGGTTTTTCAATCCACAGCGTAGCCGTTAATGATGAATCAGTTTCTGACGGTTCATCTACAATCACATCATCACTCACAAATACAATAAGTCCTCGTCCTGTATCTCCTTGAAGCATTTCCAACATTAAATCAGAGTTTTCTTTTGTAAGACTTACAGTTAAATGACTATATACAATCGCCATGTTATACCTCACTTTCTAATACAAGATCTAAATCTTCAGGAAGTTCTTTAATCAAGTTATAGGTTAGTTTGTTTAAATAAAATTTTTCCCTTTTTCCAAACTCGGCTTCTACATAAATCGAATCATTTAACTTTAACATCTGTGCATCAGGCACATTAGATGAAAATAGTTCTTCAAATTTAATAGAAGTTTCTGTTTTTGGTTCTTGTAACTCTTTTTCTAAAGATTTTTTAGCTTGTATTCTAAGATAGTTCCTAAAATTCGCTTCATTTGTAAATACGCCCAGTGTTGTTTTCTTTGCTTGTGAATCATCCGCAATCAATTTGATATCGGAATATTCTTTTACATCAATTCTGTGGATTTCATCCGTATCCCAATTACTAGCCTTAACGATCTCGTTATTCGGTAGAAGTCGTCCATTGTACGCTTTCGGTATGATTCCTGTAACTACATTTTCCATTGACCTCTTTTTTGTGTATTCAGACATTTCTTTATTACTTATAAAGAAATCATTTGGTTTCAAATTGGAAGCATAATAATCTGGATTTCCAAAGTAGCCGTCATAATTGTTAAACATCGCAACATATCTGTTATTTTCACATTCAGGCCATCTGTTCATCATGGAATTTTCTTCTGTGCCAAACAAACATTGAATCAGATTATACCGAACCCAATATGCCGTTTGTGTGGAATCCACATCTTCAATCATCCATTTACACGCATTTCCAACTTCGGCAGCACCTCTATCAGCAACAATAACTTTGTTTCCGTTGCCAATACTCGTTGAACTAGGATAGATGCCATAATATATGTTTCCATATGGTGCAATCTCGTAACTAGAGCCATTGTTAATGAACCACCATTTCTCAGAATTATCTGATGGACTTTCAGATAGACTGCCTAACACAACCTTTCCTGAATCCAATTTAAGCCATCTACATGAGCATAAAGATAAAATTCCATATATATCTCCATATTTGTCTGACCCTACTTTTTTCAACATGAAAGTCTGTGCAGACGTTCTGTTTCTCTGATACATCTGTAATTGTATAGATACATCTTCACTTGCACTTGGAACATCCAAACAATACCCACTATTATGAACATTTCGGAAATAAACGATTTTTTCATCCTCTGCATTAACATTTTCATAATTTGCATATTCCCCATGTCCATAAATTTTATAAGGATAATTGGGCCGTGAATTTGTAATAATCTCATTTGCGGTATTTATCGCATCTTGCCACGTACCACTCATAGTACGATCATCAAACACAAACACTTCTTTTTGAGAATCAAAGAACACATGTGTTGCATAGCATGTATATGTATCGCTTTGTTTGTTGTATTTTGGATACACAATTCTATATAACTGTGGTTCTTCAAAATTTATATCCACTTTAAACACGGATTCATCACTGATTTCCATACCCATCAAATCACTTTTTGGAAATTCTATTTCTACGTACCAAATAGAATTTCTTCCAAACACTGCTTTAGCACTAACACAATGTTTTAAAATCACATCTCCATTACGTTCTTTCATTTGTGCATATGTTGTTTTTTTTCTAGAAAAGAATAAATGAATCATCTTTATTTCTCCCTATAATTACGTATAATTTCTGCACGAATAGCACCAATATCTGTTGTGATCAATACATTATTTGAACCATAATTAAATTTAAGTCCGTCAAAAGATCCACTTGTTTTCAATGTGTCATATTTATACGTTCCATTTTTATAGTATGTTTTCATATAAGAATTTTCCGTATTGATTTCAATATACGAAATATCCGATGTACCGTTAAAAGGATTTGTGATCGTAAAATTATTTCCATTACAATTGATCGTAATGTTTTTTGCATTCATGGAAGTGTTATATAAGCGATAGATTGGATATGCTGTTTCATAATAATTCGCAAGTTCTACCTTTTTTCCACTTACAATATCGTATGGTCTTGAATACTTATTTACGTATCTGTAAGGTTCACAAATAAATGTGATTGTAAATTCGCTTGCTCGTCCATAGTCTCTTGAATCTATATCAAACGTTACATTTTTTACCTTCCAATAATGTTCTCTATCATCACTAGTTAACTCCAATATTCCTTTATTTCCATTAAAATATTGTTGAATTTTATAGATACGATCTAGATATTCTTTCTTGCTATTTAAAACAAAATTGCATTTGATAGGAATTTTGCGATCTTGATATACACCTGTATGACGATACGATGTAGTACCGTCACCAAGTGTAGATGTTTCTACAATTTCCTCTGCCATAGGAATAACAGGACGCTCACTTACCTTTAATAAATACATAATATTTTGTGTATAACGCAGTTTATTTTCAGGTGTAAATCTAAAATGATACATTCTATGAACCTCCATTTCCCCATGATTTCAACATATCTCGAATTGATATAATTTCTTGTACAGTATCTGTAACAACATTTCCATCCAATTGCATAGGTTGTAGATTGATTGTGATATTGCTATCCAATATTGCATTTAAAGCACTCGTTAAATTGTCCATTCTTTTGTAAATACCATCCAAGTTTAAATTGTATGCCGTAGAATTAGAGCGCGATACTGTACCACCCATAATAGATGTAGTAGCATCACTAGCCACTGCATATGCGCTTGTATCAGCCAACGCTGCAATAGAATCAGCACTCATAGGTGCAATACCAGAATCAACAACAGGTCGAGATAAATTATCTAAAGAATGTTTTTCAGTTTTGTGTACAGTTTTCTTTATAGTTGTAATAATAATAGGATCTTTGGCGGCTGCTTTTGCGTTATGGATAGCTTTTTCAACTTTTTTTGCATAATCTATAGTTGCTTGCGCATACGGCTCATAAGCTTTCAATAATGTACTTCCACCTGATTTTCCCATAGCGTCAGAAGATGCCTTTGCATTGGATTTTCCATCGCCCATCTTATCTCCAATATCTTTGGATTTTTTTGAAGCTTTATCTTTAGCTTTATCTAATTCCTTTTCTAATTCGTCAACTCCGCCTTTTCCCAAAGCTTTCATTGCATCGGAAACGGATATTTGATTACTAGCGATTGCTTCTGCAACTTTAGGCGAAACTTGTAATCCATCATATCCCGCCTTTTGAACAGCTTCGTTAAACTCAATCATGTTATTCAATTGAGCGTTTGCTTCACTAACGCTTCCTGCATTCTCAACAATACTTTCTGCAATTGCAGCAGGTATCGCTAAACCAGCTTGGCCAGCGTTTTCTGTTAATTGTTGGAATGTAAGCATCTGAGTTATAAAATCACGAGCAGTTGTATAACTTTCTGTTCCGTTCATGATTCCGTCTGTCAAATTCTTAGGAATTTTATAGCCATCTTCTGCGGCCGTATCTACAACTTCTTGCAATTGGCTTTTTAAAGTATCACCAATTTCTTTTAAACCTCCCGTTTCTAATTGGTTTGTATAATCTGCTAATTTTTGATTAGACTCAAGAAGCTTTTCACCCATATTACCTAATGAAGCAGTGACCTCATCCATTTGTCCTTTTACAATGCCTAATTGATCTGTATATTGAGCAATCTTTTCGTTGTCATGATCTGCAATGGCTTCTTTTTGCTTTTGTTGTAATTCTACGTATTTACCACGTAAATCGTATAAAGTTGCACCTAGTTCTTGATATTTGGATTCTTGAGTAACAATAGACTTTGTGGTTGTCTTAATTGCATCAGCATATGCTTCTTGTTTAGCAGCTTCCTGAATTTTGTCGATATATTCTTCTAAAGCACCAACATTTTCAAACACTTTTCCAGTATTATCAGCAACCTTGCCACTGTTTTCATCTACTGTTAGATTAAGATCAGGATAAATAGCATTTAACTGTTCAACCTTTTCACGCAATAATTCTTTTTGTGTTTCTGATTTATTTTCAACATCATTTAGTTGTTCAATCTGAGTAACTAAATTTTTTGCTACCTTTTCATTTGATTTATATGTATCAATATATCCTTCTGCTTTAGATGTGTATTTATCTATTTGAGCATTGTATTTTGATAAACCATCAATAACTCTTAAATCAGCTTCATACAAGGCATCTTTCGCCTTTAAATCTTCAATTTCCTTTTGCTTAACCTTCTCAAACATAGGAACTAATACAGCAATTTCAGCAACCGCTAATCCTGCTGCAATGCCTAAGCCTGACAATAACACACTTGTAGACGAGAAAGCACCACCTGTAACCGTAGCTTGTGTACCAGCATCTGCAAGTGCACCAGTTAATTCGCTTGCTGGAGATAATGTATTTTCGATTGCTTTTACAAGGCTCTTTGTATTTCTAGCGAACCCCGCCATCTTCCCTACTCCATAATTCAGTCCATCTGAAATCTTGCTGATTGCTTTTGCAGTAGGATATGCAGCCGCAGTCACCAACAACAATTTTGCTATTGTTTCTTGTGTACTGTCATCTAAATTAGAGAACGCATTAGCCGCTTTCTTTACAACTTTTAAAATAGATGTAAGAGTAGGAGTAAACGCCTGGCCCAATTCATCAGCGGCTTGTTTAACTGCTTCCCATGTCTGTGACATTTGAGATTTTAATGTTCCATATCGCTTTTCTGCTTCAGTTGCCATGGCTGAATTCGCTTGCCATGCGTTTTGAGAAACATTTAATGCTCTAGCCAATACATCCGAACTTTGTGCCAAAGCACCCATTGACTGTGCTTGACGTACTTCCTTAATGCCTAATTCATCCAATGTTTTTGTAACATCCGCCGATTTTCCAATACCTTCTACAAACTTTAAGAATGTTCCCGCTGCATCTTCTCCCCAAGCCTTTTGGAATTGTTGAGAAGTCATGCCAGATACTTCTGCAAACTTCTGTAGTTTCTTATCTCCCGTTGAAACAGATAGATCAATTGTCTTCAACATTTTAGAAACAGAACTACCACCAGCAGCGGCTTCAATACCTAATGAAGATAACGCAGTTGATAATCCTAATACTTCATTAGAGTTAAAGCCTACCATCTTACCAGCAACACCTAATCGTGTTGCCATTGCCATGATATCTGCTTCGGTTGTAGAGAATTTATTTCCCAAATCTACGATTGTAGAACCTAAACGAGAATAATATGTATTCGTCTTTTTAGACTGCGAAACCATTACGTTTGAGAACTTGGCAATACTTTGTGCTGCTTCTTCACCAACAAGATTTGTAGTATCACCCAATTCTGTAATAGTTTTAGTAAATCCAACAATAGAATCTGTAGGGATACCCATTTGTCCTGCAAGTTCTGCATAATGTGCAATATCTTGATATGTACTCGATGTATTTTGCGCAAGATCTTTTAAGCCTGCATTGATTTTTTCAAACTGTTGAGGGGTTGCATTTACTGTTTTTGTAACACCAGTCCATGCATCCTCAAAATCAATTGCAGTTTTTGTTGCTCCGACAATAACCGCTGCTGACAACGCAGACAATGGTTTAATAGTTTCTGCAAATTGATTTGCTTTCTGACTAGCAACACCAAATGAATGTGATAATTTTAATATATTTTCATTATCTGTAATAAAGCTTTTACTCAAGCTCTTTAGTTCATTGTTTAATGTTGCTGCACCAGCTCTTAGACCATTAAATGTCCTTTGCGATTCCTCATACGTGCTTCCTAAATCAACAAGGTTTTTCTTTTGTTCCGCAATTTTCGCATTGTATTCCTTTTGTGAAGCACTATTTGCCTTCATAGAAACTGAAAGTTCTTTATTTCTAGCAGCTAGAGTGGAAATTGCGGTTTCACATTGTTCTGTAGTGTGATAACTATCACCAATCGCATCTTTCCATGCTTGGATTTGAGTTTGATTTGTCTTATATTCTTTTTGTAAGGCGCTCATCGCCGATTCAGTACTGTTTAATTTAGTCTGATATTGCGATAACGTGGCTTTTGATTTGTTAACTTGATCTGTCCATTGTTGTTGTGTTTTAGGATATTCTTTAAGCTTTTTGTTATAGACATCCAATTGCTTAGAAGTGCTCTGAATCTTATCCTTTAATAGATTTTGGTATGTCGCAAATGACGAGAAATCATTCGGATTTAGCTTCATCGAAGCTTTTAGTTTAGACATTGTTTTGTCTAATCCTGATGTTTCTCTTTTGATTTCATTTATCGCTTTCTGAAATCCTGTAGTATCTCCATCAATCTTTACGGAGATACCTTTTATTTGACTATAACCTGACAATTTTAGTACCTCCTAAAATCTGTCAAAGTCGCTTTGGATTGCTTTACGGATATGTACTTTGTTACTAGATTGTTTGTCTGCTCTTGCACTCATATTGCTTTTAGCTATGATCAAGTCAAACATCATTCCAATGTCCATATCATCTATTTCATTCATCTTAAGCCCTAAATTCATGCACCCTATAATCAAATCAGAGTAGCTGACTATTCTTTTTTTTTGCTTTTTTCTTCTACATCTTCTGATTCACTATCGATAGTTGGACTGTTCGCAAAAACGATTTTTTCAAACACCACAATACCTACTGTGACGAATGTGTCATAGTCTACAACATTATCAATAAAATCTGAAAAATCTTCCGTTTCTTTTCCTTGAACAACATCATATGCTTTGATACATGCCCACAACACACGTTCAAAGAATTCTGAACCATTCGCTTCTAACAATACATAATATGCAGGTTCATCTTCTTCATCTGTTCCCACTTTATTTTTGATAGCTTCCGAAAACTTCATCTGTGCTTTCTGAGTGTCAACCAACATATCTCTATTGAAGTATTCTCTATAGATTTTCGCTGTCTTCCCTTTATAAAGAACGCCATATTCTTTTCCGTCAATTTTAATTTTTGTTTCCATATAACCTCACAAAGAGTGGGTTGCCCCTCTTATAATGTGCTCACTTCCTTTCCATCATCACTTTGTACAACTACCGGTGTGCCATCTTCCTGGCTCACTTCACTAGCTTTTGGACTAGGTAATGTTGGAGCAGTTGTAAAGAAACTCTCATAATTTGTATCGCCTTTACGACATTTTGACTTTACCCATTGATGATCACCTTGTTCTACAGGAACTGCTGTAATATCCATTGATGTTGTTTTTGGATCAGTGCTCTCTTCTTTTGTTTCACCTTCTACATTTGGTCGTGCAAATACAACCTTATAGAAGATATGTTTAGTAGCACTTACATCACCTTCAAATTGGAACATAAGCGCAACATTATTAGGCAATACGTTTGCATCTTCTGCTAAGTTACCTTCTTCTGTTGTCACTGTATTGAAAATCATTTTTTCAATTTCTTCAGGAATTTCAGACATTTCCAAACTTCCTGAATATCCATTGTTTGTATTCGTTGTGAAATACGCAGTGTTATCTGCATAATATGTATTTGTATCTCCTTCTGGATCTAGAGTTAATGATTTAGCACCTTTCCACGCAGTAGGCGTATCATATGTAATTGATCCTGCACTTTCTGTGATAGAACATACATGTACATTTTTTAGACCGAATCGTACTTTGTTTTTTTCTGCCATAGTTTTTATCCTTTCAAATATTTTTCGATTAAACTTGGCAGTTCCTTGATTGCGTTTGTTTCTCCATCCTTCCAGTGCTCGAATGCACGTGTACGTCTAGGAGAATTCCATAAATTATGTCCGTTTTCTAGTAAATGAGTTAATGAGTATTCGTGACCACTCGCATAAATAACACCGCGTGTATGAGCTAATTCACGTTCTATCTTATATGTTATAGACCTTTTATATTTTCCCTTTCTGCGCGTGTTTCTATGGTCTACATTGGCCTTAGCTTTAACAATGTCTTTAGAATCTTTTGTAGTTTCTTCTACTGCTCTATCAATCTGCGCCAAAGAATGCTCTTTATATTCTTGAATAATCTTTCTGATTTCAGGCCCAAGTTGCGACATATCGCAATATACATCATTGACGGCCAACTAATGTCACCGCCCATTCTGTACAGTGTACTTTTTGAGTGTTTATATCTTCATCTGTGATGGTTTGGTATGGTATTTCTAATTCATCAAACATATCTTCGATTTTAGCTTCTAATTCAAAATCTTTTTGATCAGTCACTAATCTATATATGTAAGTTCCAATCTTACAATACGTTCTATTGTCTGCAAAGTAATTATTTGTATAATCCAATGCATAATTCCCATAGGGGGTATGGGGTTTTGATTTGAAACTTCCGTATACAAATTGTCCTTCACCTAAAAGTTCAGTGAATTTAGCTACAATCTGTTGTCTTACTGTTTCCATTCTCCAGCATCCTGTTGAACATATAGTTCAATCGTATCTCCGGATGGGAATGTACGATAAACTGCATACTTTTTGTCGTTGTATTTCACTGTCGTTTCATCATTGTAATCAATAGTAGGAATAACAAGCTTATACGCTAACTGTATGCCTGCCTGGTAGGCTTCATTAAATTCTTTTGAATAAATTCCACTGACACGGCAAAATACTTCCTTCTCAGTTTCATTAACACGTTCCACACCATCTGCATCCACATATCTTTCTTTTTCAATCAGATATGCCACATCGTAGTAAAGATTATTCTCACGAGTATATTCATATGCCATACTATTTCACCTTCTTATGAGATTTATCTGTCATAAGAATCTGACGTAAATCCTCATATGTTTTAGCCATTGATTCTTTATTTGAAGCATCCGTTGTACCAAATTTTGACATTACATATGCTATTACCGCTACTACAATTTCATCTTCTAAATCATCTTCATCAAATAAGATATTTAATCTATCCAAATCGTATAAACATGCATTGATATACGTTTTGATTTCATCATCATAAGCATGTGATTTAGCTCTTGTAGCAGCAGTTCTAACACGTTCTAGAAGGCTTTCAGAAATATTGAACGCCATTATCTATCACCTAAGCTTTCTTCGCACTGCTTTTTCGAGTAGTTTTCTTAGGCTCATCATCTAATAAAATAGGTTCATCATCAGTTCCAACAGGTTCTTCATCATTTAATGATTGTGTTCCTGTTTGACTTTCATCTTTTGTAACATCTCCATTGCTTAAGCTACTTTTTTTTTTAACAAGAAGATGTATTGAGGATCTAATACTTTACCATCATTGATAACTAATGCCTGAGTTACTTCCTCATTCTTTTCATAATCCCAGTACTTCTTCACACCAAACTGCATATTTGAATTGATCGCATAGGCTTCTTTTCCTACCCAATACATTCCGAAATAATCACCGTTTTGTGCTTCATTAAAATCTTTAAACGTATCATTTTCAACGAAATTAACAGTTCTAGCTGCGAATGTAGCACGTTCTGCACCATCAATAGGATTAAATGTTTCTGCATAAACAGGACGATTATTTTGATCAGCCAATGTTTTAATGTTTGCTTCATATGTTGCAGGAGTCATAACAAACTCTGGTTTTAATTTACGCATTGACAATGGAATCTTCGCAAAGAATTTTGTTTGCCATGATTTCCAATCTTTCATTTCTTCCTCAGTAAATTCAATAATGTGATCTGCTTTAATACGTCCACTTACTTTATTAGCTTCTGTTAAAATACCTTCACACTCATTGTTTTCAGATTGACCTGTTAAAATTTCACGATCCATAGCTTCCAAATAAGCTTCTACAATAACTTTTGCTAATTCAGTTTCAAATGCATTTACAGTCAATACAGTTTGTAGTAATGTACGTGCTAAACGAATTTCACCAATCAAATATCCAAATTGTACAAATTCTGTAACAGAACCGGCTTTTTGACGATCAGACACTGTTGTTTCTGTGATACGTTTGAATGTAGCCTTGAATGAGCCGATAGGATATTTAACACCACCACGGAAATTTGTATGTAATACTGCATTGTATAAGTAACCACGTGATTTACTTAATTCAGTCATTACTTTCTGAACAATTGTTTCAGGAATTAAAATACCTAGATCAGCTGCCACACCCGCTTCTGCACTACGTTGTCTTAAGATTTCTGACTGTTTTCCTTTTTGAACGAATTCCATGAATGCACTACGATACTCCATATCGTCTTCCATTCCTTTTTTACTAGGCATTGTTGGTTGTGCTTTACTACGAGCTTGTTCCTGTTGTGTAACAAAAGCTTCATCTTCATCTACAATAGATTTTGCCATAGTATCTAAGAACGCTTGACGTTTTGCTACCTTGCCTTGTAACTCTTTGTCACGTTTTTGCAAGATATCAAATTCCGCCTGTAACATTTCCAAGTCTGTATTAGGATCGTTTTTGTTGACCTCATCTTGAATTTCTTTAAATCTTTTTTGAATCTGTTCGTGATTCATTGCATTGAATGCTGCTAGTTGTTGCTCTGTAAACATTAATTAATAGCCTCCTTAATCTGCAACAACAAACTCAGTCTTTCTCGTTTCTTTTCATTTTCTTTTTTAACCCGGTCTTCATCCATTAAAGACTTTGCCCTTGCTTCAATAGATGTTTGATCATTTGCAGGAATCGACACTGCCGAAACATCATAAATTTTTGATACTTTACGTGTTGTCCACGTCTTTTTATCTCTATCATATGATTCCTCGTCCACCATGTATCGCCATGACATCTGAGTAACCATTCCTGCCTGAATACTGTCGTACAAGCGCTTGGCCGCTTCTGTTTTTCCTAAGTCTGCTGCAACAAACAATCCATGTTCATCTACTTCAACAATAAGTGAACCATTGCTTGTACGTGCATATACCATTCCTCCATGATCAAATTGGAAGATGATATCACTCATATCAGCGTTATCCAAACTTGAACGCTCAATCAACTCATATACATCATTACCTTCGTAATCTCGATAAAGAACATAAGGTTCAAATGTTGTAGCATATCCTTCAACGTAATATTGAGTATCAATTCGTTTGTTTTCCGTCACCGGGTTCATTTGGAACGGGATCGAGCGCATTTGGATTTTGCTGTGGTTCGGTTTCGCCATTGTAACTAATTCCTCCTTGATTTGATTTAGTTACCTGGATGTATTCACCTCGAATAAAACGTTTCTTACCTTCATCATCTGGTAAAGGCGCTTTGTTCATGATATTTAATGCCCCATTCGTATCAATCATTCCTCTATCGAACATTTGAGTCGCAACATTTAATTTTGTTTGTGTCGAATCATACTGTAAACGATCACTTGTAAGAATGATTTCACTACCATTCATAATCTGATTTACGGAATATAACATTCCACTCAATACTTCTCCAACTTCAATAAAAAATGGCTCAATAATTGATTCATAAAATGCATTCCATTCATCAGGTTTATATTTATTTTGTAAAATAGCTTCACTAATTCCAAAATAGCTATATACACTATTTTCAATTGCCTGCTTCTGCTTGGCATCCACTAATAGTGGTTTACTTTCAATCGGTTTTACTTCATCAAATCGATTGTCGACAAGGAATACACCTGTTTCATTCTTGTTCAGGTTATTTCTCAAGATCATGTTTTGTTGTTCTTTATAATCCTCATCATCGTCAATTGGTGTTGAAATTTTAGCTAAGAATCGAACAATAGAACTCGACTTGATTGCATTGATTGCTCCTTCTTCCTGAGCAAGCATCAATTTAGCTGTTGTATCAAATGCATCATTCGTATCACCAAAGTAATCATTTTTATACTGCATTTGCCTTAGATGTCCTACTTTGCTATATTCAATCAATTTTGTTTCGCCATAGATGAAATTAAAATAAATATAAACTACACCATTGATTTCTTTTAACTGACACTGACTTGGTACTGCGGGCCACAATCCCTTTACCATTCCATATTCATCTTCAATTGGAATAATGAAAGCATTGTTTTCTGCAAAATAGATAGTTGCCAATCTTTTATAAAATTGACTAGCTGTCATATAAGGATTTGGCTTTTTCTTAACCAAATAGTTATATATCTTAGCTTTGTAGTCTTTGTTTGTCAGTTCAGGTGAAGCCTTCCCACATGACGTGGCAATTCGATTGATACATGCTTTGCATAGTCCAATCTCATATATTCCACCATCATAGGATGAATACACTGGTGAATATCCACCTAAGCTTGCAAACATTGAATGTAATTGATTTTGTTTAGGTGCTGGCTTATTTAGTCCTAATAGACTTCCTAGCAAACCAAATCTTTTTCTTCTGCTTTTAGCCACTAATTCACCTTCCTTTTCTTGTTTTCAAGGCGGTATTTAAACGTATCCCACCATTTTTGTCTTACTGTATACGCATCAATAACAGATGCATACCCATCAATATGTTTTCTTGGATCAGTTTTAATCATGCGAACACGATTGTCCTCCGCAACTTTCTTTAATGCCACACTAGACATATGTGCTTGTAAAAGTCCATTTGTTCCTGTATGAACAAATCCATCTCTTACATATCCCGTAAATTCATTAATAACCGGTGTAAGGTTAGTACCCTGAATGACATCATCCATCTTGTATCCATATTTCTTCATATCATCCACAAGATACTGTGCCGAATAACGGTCATATCCTACAACAACGCAATAAATCTTGTATTTCTTACGTAGCATTTCAAACCATTCCGTAACATCTTCATACCGTACAAAGTTTTCCCCACTTGGGCTTAAATATCCCAATTGAATAAATCTTGTATATGGTATTTTGTCTCTTTCTTCTAGCTCCTTGATTTTTAATGTTGGAAGCCAAAAATGAGTAAATATGTAGTCCTGTTCTTGAATTCGTATAACAACAGATGCGGCTGTTAAATCGGTTGTTTGTGACAAGTCAATTCCACCAACGGCATATGTATGTGCAAAATCTTCAAATCTAAGTTCTTCACCTTTAACTTTGTTAATGTCTTCTGCACTAAATAACGCTTCCGTTGAATTCTGTTTGATATTCGCATATTTTGTTATGAACTCCGCCTTATATGTCGGTGAGCTATGTGCTTTTAAAATTTCATTCTGCAAATATTCATAAGAAACCGATATTCCAAGGTTTGGCATTGCTTTTCTTAATTCAATAGGATCATCCCATTTTTGAATATCATCAATCATATAAAAGAAAGGCAACATTTGTTTTTCATCAGACGTACCTAGTAAAACAGATGTTCCACGAACAAATAATTCATCATATAATCCTTCATCAATATAGTTTGCGGTACTTACAGGAATATAAAGTGGATCAGGTCTTGCACCACCTGCTGACAACATAACGTTGTACATTTTCATACCCGCTTCACCTTCCCAGGCTGCAAACTCATCAAAGATTGTCAAATATGGGTTGAATCCATCTGACTTTTTAGATGCAAAGGCAATTGGCTCCCATCTACAGTTGTTCTGTTTCATGTAGATATCTGTTCTACGTTTTTTCACTCTTTGACTCAACGCTTTAGAGTGTTCCATCATTTGATACAGAACATTGTAAATGATCTGCGCTTGTTTTAACTTTGGCGCTATATTGTATATCTGCATACCTGCTTCATCAGATGTAAATCCAACATCAAGTTCAATACCTGCACAAAGAAATGATTTTCCTTGTTTTCGGCCCATAACCGTAGGTATTTCACGAAACTGCCTTTTTCCATTCTTATCAACAAGTCCGAATATGCACGCAATATAGTATTTTTGCCAAGGCTCAAGCTTCACTTTTGTTGTTTTTCCTTCTACGTGATGACAAAACGTTTCAATAAACGCTATATGCATTTCCGCTTTTTTCTCATCATAGAAGAAATCTCCATTTGCTAAACCTCTTTCAACATATTGAAGATTAAGCTTTATCCACTTACCGACTACATCTTCACCCGATTTAATACGTTCTTTATAAATATCTAGATATTTCATTTAAATCTGCTCATGAACTCATCCAATTCATCACCTTTTTTTCCGGATACTTCTGTCGTTTTCGATAGTGAAGTAGGTGACAAGCCAAGTTCTTTGCAGTACTTCATGATCTGATCACGTAATTGAACGGTAATAATGTAGTATGGTGAGCGTGATAAATTCGTTGCACCTCCCTTGTTCGTATATTCAACAACCATCTGTAGTGATTTGTAGCCATTTGCTTTACTTGAATCTCTCCATTGCTTCATTGTCGAATCGTATTGGGCCAAGGCATCTGCAAGTGAATCAACCGCAACCGAATATTCAGGAGAAAATGTGCCTAAATTCTCTAGTTGTGAATTGATTCTTTTTTTCCATGCTCCTTTTTGCATTCATCATCCTCCCTTCCACATCCTATAAGCATTCCGTTTTCATCAAATTCAAAAGATGGTTTACGTTTGGAATGTTCTTCAGCATGACATAAATCACACAACGCTTCCAAATTAGAATCGCCAAATAGAATGTGTATATCTCTATAGTTGTCCTGGTCAATGTGCACTTTGTGGTGCACGCAAGTCGACCTGGTATAGATACCTTTTTTCAAACATCTTTCACAAAGTGGATGTGCCTTTCTATACGCTTTGCTTTTCTTTTCCCAAGCCTTGCTTGAGTAGAATTTTCTAGCATAATTTCTAGCACCCGTTTTCGTTGCTTCTGAGCCATAATATTTTTTCATATCGCTGCATTCAAAGATTTGATTACAATTACAGTTAGTAGGAAAGGACGACAACATGAACAGTAAAAACTTTGAATGCAGTGATATGAAAAAGACCCGTGTTTCCACAGGTCTTTTTCAACGGGCACTAAAATGAAACAATCCAAGAACTACCTTGTTTGTTCTAGAAGATGTTTTCCAATCTTCACGACTACAGAATATCACGGTTTTTCTTTGTACACTGTACAAAATGAAGAAATTCAGATTTTACCCCCTCTCATGCACTCATGACCCAGTTTTTTTGAAC